AGCATCATTCAACGCCCGGTACGCTACCGTGGCCGCTTCCGTTCCACCCACCATAGCGGACATATGCGCTACGCTCTGCTGCATCTGGGCGCCAAGGTTAACAACCTGCCCGGCAAAATCTGCCATAGCAGAAACCGCGGCTCCTGCAATATTAGCGGCCAGATTTCCAATGGCAACACTGAAAGCAGTGGTAAAGCCTTCAGTCATCTTGAATGCGCCGGCCAAACCTCTGGCACCCTTGTCAGCGTCAGCCATTTCTTTAACTGATTTCTTAATTTCGGCAGTTGTCTTACCGATTTCGCTGGCGTATTCCTTATTGGCTGCCTTCTGCTGGTTGATCTCCTTACGAAGACGCACCATCTCATCGGCCTGTTCCTTTGTCGCCTGCGTTCCGGCTTTTGTAGCCTTGGTCAGGTCATTCAGCTCACGCTGCATGGAAGCAACGCTCTGCTGCCCTTCTGCCAGAACCTGGTTGAGCTTCTCGAGGCCGTCATTCTTAGCCTCAGTGGTTAGTGTGATTTTTGCGTCAGACACGGTCTCACCACCTTAAATTCTGATATGCTTCTTCAAATATTCCTCAAGCTGCTTAGCGAAATAATCTTCAATAGCAGCTTTGTTGCTTTCAAAGTAATTGCCCCGGGCCGGATATGTCGGACCACGCATCCCGAATCTCGGACCGCGCTTCCGTATCATCCTCCCGAATGCGCCGGTGTTGTACCAGCGGGAAAAATAATTCGCGTAAACATTCGCCAGGATGCTGTCCGCATGAACATCGTACTTTCCGATTATGATCTGATTCCCTCCAAGACTCTTACCGGCAAAAGCTGTCTGCGGATGAGTCCTGGCAATAAAATGGCGTGTTGCCCGCTGGGCCTCCCTGGCAGCAGCTGCCACGTCTTTGTAGTACCCATGCGCTATGTAATCTTCAATTTTCCGGTTCAGTTGTTCCAAAGTCATGCTCATGATAAAAATTCGGGGCCGTACAAGCGGCCCCGCCTTAATAGGTTTAAGCTGTGATAGTGATATCGCAGGTAACTGTGGTGGTCGCATCGGCCAGAACCACGGTGAACGTGGCCACGCCATTGGACAGGCCACCCAGGTAAGTAGCATCAATCACAATGCTCTGCGCACCAAGCGCGATGCTGTAGTTGGAAGAACTTACAGAATCCTCGCCCTTTTTCAGACCGGTAATGGTACCGGAAGGCACGGTCAGCACCACGTCAGCGGCAGCTGCCTTACTAAATGTCACGGGCGGCAGAGCATTAGTTTCCCCCGGCACCACAAAGTTGGACGCCTTCACCGGCGCGCCAGAACCGGTAGCCGCGAAACTCTTGGTAATCATGTCTTCAGACTCCGCAGTGATTTCCCAGGAAGTCGGAGCCACGGTCAGGTTGTAATAATCTTTAGTGTCCAGATCCACGATGGCGATGTTCAGCAGTTTCTTTTCCGCTGTGATCTCATCGTCGACCATGAATGCTTCAATGGCTTCCTGCGCCACGTTGTCCCGCAGCATAATAACTTCTGCGTTGACTTCGTAGCTTTTGCTGGTGATAGCGGAGATAGGCCAGAAACCGTTATCCTTTGTCTGCGCGGAGTTGGTTTCCGCGGACAGGCTCAGATTATTACTGGTCAAACCGCCGACCAGGTTCCAGACAGGATTGGCCGCAGTCGCGCCGCTGCCATAGTTGACAAACATGACAAGGCGCTTGCCGGAAATGCCGGAAGCTGCGGCAAATTCCGGATAATTAGCTTTCGCGATAGATACGCTCATTTCATTCACTCCTTTATAACTGACTGATCCTGAATGTCAGCCAGAGTCCGCCGCTCTGCCACACACCGTTATCGGAATACACAGGCAAATTGATGCTGATATCCCGAGCGATGATTTCCACAACGGCATACCCTTCTGCATTCAGAACTGTTTGGAGCGCTTTGTTACCGGCTTTGTCGTCATTGCTGAAATAATTAAGGACAGCCTCCAGCTTTTCGGCAACCACCTTGCGCCCTTTGTAATTGGAATAAATTTCTAATTGGATTTCCGCGTCCCACACAGCAACAGTTTTGTTGTCGATGCAGTCCGCGCTGGAAGTGCCGAAAATGCCATAAGCAAATTCAGCCTGTTTTTTGAAATTGCTGTAAATCTCTTCAATAGGGACAGAACTGTCGAACCAGTCCAGCCCTACATCACATTTTTTATCCTGCAGCGCCGCATACAGCGCTTTAGTGATAGCCACAAATGGCACTTTGTACGTCCCGATCATAGGTGCCTCCCGATAGTCAATGTGCGCTTTTCAATATCGGGCGCCAGAAGTTCTGCATGTCCTCGTCAATATCGCCGACCTTCGGATTGTGTTTCCTCCGGTGGGCCGTCAGCTTTTTATAGCTGGGCGGCTTTTTGACTGGGCCACGCATCACCGGCATGGCGCAGTAGATAATGAAAAGATCTTCCAGTGTTTCCCGTCGCCTCATATATCCATCAAACAAGGCATCTATTTCTGCGACAGTAGAGTTACCGAACTGTTCCGGCGTCATAGCTAATTCGCCCAACGCAATAGGCTCCAGTTCTTCTATCATGGCTGAACAGGTCTTAAAACTTTTCCCCGGTCTTACGCTTTTGGTGCCGCCGGTTCTTTTTTTTGCTTCCCGATAGCCCCGGATTTTTCCAGCGCCGCAAACGCAGCCCGGAAAATCGCATTGGATGATGTATCATCCACAGCCTGAATGAACAATTCGTCGGCTTCCTCTTCGGTCATATTGGCGTTGCCGCCCAGGAGCGCGTACTTAAAAATCGTATAGACATCTCCGACCGCCGGCATTTTCCCTGAAGCCACCCTCAACATGAGTTCCGGAAAGGACTTGTCCATTAAATGCCGCTCCGCTTCCCAGACGTATTTCATCGGGTAACAAAGTTTATAGGTCTTGCCTTTGATTTCAACGTCAACAAACTTATCAAGTATCATCGTTTCCCTCCTGTGATGGCGTCTGCTCAGGATCCGGTTCTGGATCCGGTTCTGGATCCGGTTCTGGATCCGGTTCAGGTTCAGGTTCTGGATCCGGTTCAGGTTCAGGTTCAGGATCCGGTGGTGCGGATTCGCCTATAATACCTCCGGAACCATTAATCGCCGTAGCCGTAATCTGTGTGTATGGCGGACTTTCCTCTTCCAGAAGCTGGATATCATTGATGAGGAAGACGAAATCCCGATAGCTGATACGCCAGAACGCATCAATATCCGGACAGATACGCCGAACATCCCTCACGATAAAATACCGGGTGTCCGCAGTGACGTAATCACCAACGAACTGCTGCCGTGACTGGTTCCTGGAAGACACCTTCGCAAAAAGAGAAAGCTCCGGTGTGTAATTGGTCTCCTGTATGCCACCAAGCGCATCCCTTACCGGGGTGCTCGGACGTAACAGTGTAATCCGTCTATTCAGCTCTCTTGGATTGTGCTTCACTCGCCCTCGCCTCCTGTCACAGGCTCAACATCGGGTCCAGGTTCCGGCTCCGGTTCTGGATCAGGCCCTGCAGTCTGTAAAGCCAGACGCGCCTGTTCAATTTGGCCGATAAACGCCGGGTTGAACAATGCAGCACCGCCAACCCCTTCCGGCGCATCCCACTTGATCCCCACGAACTGGGCCACCAGGTCAACATAAAGAGCGTTGGTGTAATCCGGCGGAATCCCGGCATTCTGCAGGTACTGTTCCGCAGCCGCCACATATCTGTCGATGATGCCGACGGTCTCCGTGGACGTATCCTCCAGCTTGATCATCGCCATGACGGCCTGGACGTCAGCTGTCGTTGCTTGCATGGTTCATCCCCCTTAAATAGAAGTAGCGCCCATTTCTGAGCGCTACTTTTTTACAGTTAAATTGTCATTATGCTCCCACTGTCACAACATAGACCACCGGATCCGCATCCTCCAGCTGTACGTTGAAGGTCACGTCACCGTTGTCCAGCGTGGCCAGGTAATCATCCGTGATAGTGATGCTGTGCGCACCTTCCGCGATGCTGTACGCGGTATCATCCACGTCCGTATCGCCGTTCTTCAGGCCGGTGATCTCAGCATCCAGGACGCTGATGGTCACATCCGCCGGGTCAGCTTTGGAGAAGCTGGCGCTGCCGTCCCCGCTGACCAGG